AGATAAGCTCACCGGCCCTACTAAAATCTATATGCGGCTCTAATACTGTTAGCCGCTCGGCTATCATACTAAGCAACTATCGCGGAAGGGGCAGCCGTGAAACGGAACTATATCTTGACGCTAATGTGCCCGTATTTCTAAACCTGAACTTTGAAGTAGTTAGTGGCGGAGATAATAAGATACCCAACCCGTTCCCGAAAGATATGATTGCATACAGGAAGAAATTAATTCCGGTATTCGAGTATTATAACCACCACCCCCGCAAAGATCAGATCATCATGGTATGTGAAAATGAACCAAATACAAAAGCCTATCATTCCGGGCCGATGGCTGATTACTTAACGATGCTGGAAACATTTGTTGCAACAGCCAAACCATACGGATATAAAACTACAGATGGCGGGCTTCCGATAGATTCAGTCAATAGCGCCGCCGCCGGCAAGGTTGGCAAAGCCGGTGAGATATGGGAGCTTCTTCAGGGCTATGCCAATATACCACTATGGAAAGTAAACCTGCATACGCACAATAAGAACCCGAAAGATTTGTTTGACAGCGATAAAATACCGCAGGCTGTCCGTAAGGTAAAGGATATAACCGGTAAGGATGTTGTAAGTAATGAGTTTCATATCGAAGCCACTGCCAATGTAAACATAATCCACAGCCTTTGCGATGGATGGAACAATGGAGGGGTTGAGCTTGCCGTATTCCTTAGCGGGACAGGTAATGATGTTGTTTTAAACCAGGGTAATATTCTAAACCTCTTCGGAAGGGAATACAGGGATCACTGTGAAACACTTGATTCATTCAGAGGGCTTACACTGGCCGAAGAAGATGACCTGGATGCCGAAGAAGATAGCCTTACCGACCAGGAAGAAATTGACGAAGGTGTATAAGTAAAGACCCCATCAAAAGACGGGGCCGAAAAATAAAATATTACCGAAACTATCTAATATGGTTAGTTACTAAACTCCCCGTTTTCATTCAACTGCTCCTCCGTCATTTCACGGACATCAAAATCGATATTGGAAATGAGATTAAAAATCCCTGATCTGTTCTGCTTCTTCTTTCGATAATCCCCAGCCTATCATTTCCATTGGATCCCAATTTTTAACCTCTAAGTAGGGCGGCAATAGTTCGGGTATATTTTCGCAATTCCAAAACCACCACGCATCTGAAATACTTTGCGGCGTTGCATATTGGTAGGTAATTCCAAGTCTTTTCATTACCTCCTGCGGGTGACCTTTCGGCATTTCCTCATCTTCATGCACACCATAAAGACAATCATATCGTAAATGCTTTGTCATAATCTTACCGGCAACCCCCTTGCATCCCTTACCACTTCAAAGCCAACGGTGCATCTGCATTCAATAACATCAGCAGCCTCCCCCGTAGGGTCACCCGGCTCCATAAGTGCATCATGTGAGCCATTTCTATTCGGAACCATAAAAGGCTCATCTATCGGGATCGTCGTCCGGTACATGGAAGCATGGCTGAACTCATCACGTGGTATCCGCCTTGTTCTGTTATCGCGGGCAGCTATCCACACCTTATTCATTTGCAAACCCGTCTTTTTAGCCCCGATCATAGCACCTTTATTAGCAGCCTTAATAGTTTCCGTTCTTGCAATTACTATGGCACGTTTAGCCGGGAAATCAGCGTTTGTCATATTATTCGCGACCTGCTGAATAGATAGCCCCTGCTTCTGCCCTTCTACCAGCTTGTCATATATCCACTCTTTCATTGTATCAGTGATCGGCATCAGTGCGCCATTCAAAACATGAAGACGGAAGTAGGCCAATATTTCAGCCATCATTTCCTCGTTGATACCTATGGGCATCATGGCCTTGCGCTTCATCAGCCTGCGTTCTTCTTGTTTTATTAATCGATAGATTTTCCCACCCCACACCCGCCCGGCATCCTGGTATAACTTTGTAAGTGTTGGCCCCAGCCCCGAAGCCTTCAGCATATTTTCATCAAGCTTCTTTATGGCGCGTTCAATACTTGGTTCATTGGTGGCGTTGCGGATCATCTGCATTAAACTTGCGTGTATCTTCGGCTTCCAGAATGTTGCACGTGAAACGGTAAAGCGTTTGTAAGAAGTGTATAAAGAAGAGATGGCGGCGGAGGTCATGGCATAAAGTTACGGCATAAGGCTTTGTAAACTGATTTCCACGGGCCAAGTGTGCCGAACTTTTTATTATATTCTATTGCTGCCAATACGGTATATTTTGTTATTTCCTTCGGCATAATATGTTCATAATATTCTTTGCGGTCTGCCATATAATAATCAGATTGCCCTTCCATTATGCCGCGAAATAAACAAGTATCTTTCTTTGCATCTTCCACCCATGCATGCGCATATAGCTTGCCATCGGGCATTTTGCAAATAGCATGAACCAAAACCAATTCGTTTTTTAATTCGTCCCTATGCTGTTGATTTTTTATAATAAGTTGTTCAATTAATTCAAAGGCATCATCAAAACATGAATGAGTGGGGTGTAAATCCATACTCCATCAATTTAACGGCTCCTTTAATTTTTTCATAATCTCCTCCATATCGACCTTAATACACAGCGGCTCAAAGTGCACAATATCACCGTTCTTATAGCGGTCAATCATCAGCCGCAGGCGTTCACGCTGCGCATATTTCTTTTGCTTCTTGATATTGCAATGCCTGTCCTCATCGGTGATCGGGAAGGCGTAATCCAGGATTTCTTCAATGTTCATGCGTTAAAGGGTTGTTTCTGTTATTTTTAAAATTATTATAGTGCTATATTCTTTATCCGGGCCACAAAAAGAACTGGTATCGAGTAAAGGTATTTCAATCCCTGTTATATATAAACCCGTTTCTGAAGTAAAATCCTTTACTGCCGCCATAATTGATGCCGTTAGTTTATATTTTTCGTTTTCTATTTGTTTTGCTAATTCAGTGTCTATTTGCATATTTACATATTTAAAAAATGGCGGATTTCTTTAAATACCGGTTCAAATTCTTCTCTTATATTCATGGCAATTGTGATATTATTTTAAGCAATAAGCCAACGATCACGCTGCCAACTGAAAGCATAATTCCGACTACAATGCCAACCGTCCATTTAAAATTAGCATTGGAATCTTTAAGGAGTTCATTACGTACCTGCGATAAATCTTCTTTAGTTGCAAAGACTTCTTTCATTCTATCCATATTAACCTGCTTACCTTCTTCCAGATAATCGGTTATTGTTTGCGCTGCATTTTCATCAGGCAATTGCTGTAATGCTTTAAAGAGTTGTGTTGTTGTTGCCATAATATTTATTTTTAAAGTTTCGGGTTTCGCTTACCTTTGGGGCATAACAAAGCCGTGCATCTTTATGCGTGGTGCCATGTTCAGTTACAAAGATAGCAATTAGCCGCTATCTTTTGTCTTTTAGAACTTCCCTTTCATAATATTCACGAATTGCGGCAAGTAGCTGCTCTGCCGTTGCTTTATCGCGGAATAATATAACTGCCTGATTAAAGGCCTCAAAGAAAAACGCCTTCATAACACGGTGGTATCCTGTGGGGATTTTGCCCTCAAGCCCAGACCTTAGAAGTGCTTGCCGGAAATGATATTCAATATCGATTTCTGTTGATTTCATTCCACCGGCGCATCAAAGCTCAACTCATCCACCAACGAATACCCATCCTTAACCAAAGGCTGGTCCATCAGTTCATTATCGATACGATCCCACTTAAACAGGCTTCGCATCTCGTTGCCGGTCGGTGTTACCGGAAGGGCTGCCAGTACATTGGCAAGGCTTTGGTAATCGTCCTGGAGTTCAGTGATGCCGCTAACATCAACATCAATATAACGCTTACGTTTATCGCCCCAATATTCGGAGGCAAGATCGGAGTTAAACTTATCTCTAAAGGTGTATGCAAGCGGCAAACATACCGAAGTGTACATCTGCTTTACCATCTCCTTTACATTGGATTCGGTGGCGGCCACATCAGAGTTAAAGAGTATTGTAGATACTTTGTAGATATTGCAAAGGCGTTTAAAGTCCATGTTCTGAAGTGCTATTAATTCGAGGTCGGCCAGCTTCAATCCCATTTGAATAAACCCTTTCTTTTGCGCTGAAAAAAACGGAGACCCCTTATTATCCATTTGACGCAAATAGCTTTTAAATGCGTCCTTTTGCAAATCAATAGCCTGCTGTGATAGTTCTTCTGAACCGGGGTAATCTTCATATACTATCCCAGGCAAACCACCATTTTGCAATTGTGCAACAGCAGCATCATCAGACGCCCGCAGCCTCGTTAATAACTTTTGCGCGGGCAATAGAGGGGATAAACCTCTAAACTGTGAATACTTATTCACGAAGTCATACACATGCCCGCAGTCGGGATTGAATCTCTTTATATGAATAATATCCTGCTTCGGTATGAACTTATTAATCGTTTGCCCACCCACCACATATTCATAACCGGTTATTGTCTGCGGGTATTCCCTTGTTACATGAACGATCACGTTAGAGGGCGGCAGGACATATAATTCGGTAACACGCCCGCCATTGGCACCATCAACAGGCCTGTACTTGTAAATGATACATTCACCATTGAGAAGATAGTAGCAATAACAGGCCAGGTTAAACTCCTGTTCGGATTGCAGCGGGTTCGGATATTCAAGTAGCTTGACTAACGGGTCATTATCCTGGGCATCTTCCAGGGCTTTTACCTGGGTAAGCAAAATGTCGAAAAGCCCTTTTGAAGTATAAAACAGGCGGCTCGTTATGGCGTTCAGCCGGCGCATAGCCTTCTCATCCTTCTGATAATAAACATACATCGGGATAAGGCTCGTTGTTTCGGCTATCTTGTTTACAACACTATACACCTGATCCATACCGATATAAGCACTTGCCGCGGCATGTGTTGTCCAGTCCGGGTAAATAGGAACAGCGGTATTTTGCTTGCCCCAGACCTGTTCTGAAAACAATGCTGTGAGTGGTGGAGAGAAGATATTTGTTATCGCCTTTAGCTGTTGTTCTAATGCGTTTATCTTTCTTTTGCCGAAGAGGTCGGGCAGTTGCATGAGTGTAAATATAATTAAAATAACAATACCTGTTTTACTTCCCGGCTTATAATGCCCCGGCAACAATTCAGAATATGCAGGCCGGTTTCCGGGTGTACGCAGTTGCGGTAAATCTGATCCTTCCTTGTGCTTAGTTTATACCCGTCCAGGTCAAAGCCATGCAGGGCGCTCCATTCGCTTCTTGTGCCTTTATGTATATCAGCCTGCTTTATTTCAATATCAGTTATCTTAAAGTTAGCCCAGATGAGATGCCGCCCCATTTCTTTTGTTGGTGCAATAAGCGGTTTATAAAATGGCATTACATTTTCAATACACCACTTACCGGAAAAATAATGAGTGAGAAATATTATCTCCTGGTATAGTATCATATCAGGATACTTAACAGCATAAGCGCCGCTCTTGCTCTTCCAGTACCTTGCCCGGCTATGCGTTTGACATGGCGGGCTGCTCCATATAAAATCAAACTCTTTATAATGCTGCAAAAGATATTCATGGGCATCGGCAATAATCATTTTATCCTGCGGAAAGTAATCGCTGTAAATAGTCGCTATCTCCTGGTTATATTCAACGGCTGTAACTTCCACGTCCTGCCATAAACGCCTATTGCCGCCGATACCACTATATAAATTAAGCACTTTCATATCAGTCCAAACACATTCAGCAGCCAGATAATAAGCAGCAATACAACCACCACATTCAGGATGGTCTTTATTGCCTGCTCCATCGGAATATAACGGTTCACAAACCACATGACAACGCCGGCAATGATGAGGATGAGGAGAACCCTAACGATAGGGATGATTACAAGTAGTGTCATGGTTTATTTGGTTTCAAGTTCAATTAGTGTTACCTCAACCATGTTCCCCTTTGGAATATGCTCATGATAAAAAGCGTCAATCTCTTTAACAGTTGTGTCTTCTGTTACTTTCATAGATGGATGATAAACG